GAAGTAAACCCGTCAAGGGTTGTAGAACTAGATCAAACCTATGGAGAAGAATTTGAGGAATTCCTTAAGTTCGTTAACTATGAAAGGGCCGTCAAGGTCCCAATAGCAACTCCCGGATCTTACCCTGAAGAGGGCAAGGTCTACATCGATATCGAATGTTACAGCCTAAAAAGCTTAACAAAGAAGTCGAATCAGAAGTATAGAACAGTAATTCCAACAGCTGTATTACGTAAGTTGTTACGTTGTCAAAACGAAACATCTGTTATTGTAACACCACCGCCTGATGCCATAGATGGCAGACAAACGGTTATTGTTGAGAACGGTGGTAAGTACCGTGGCATAACGCCATATTACTCACCCCTTGTTCACTCTTCTTCAGTCTATAGAGCATGTAGGACTATCCTTTATGGATGGATCCCCGACGTCTCCTTGGATCAGAAGATTGGACATAGTCGTACGCAGTACTTATCAAGTACTGGAAGTTCAGTCGTATCTTCGGATGCATCTAACTTCACCGACTCTCTCGACCTAGACCTTCTGTCTATGATGCTAAAGCGTATGGGTGAAGATGGCTTCCTTGAGTATCTTAATACATTACGTATAAGTACCTCGAGGGGGCCTATTAACACACCTTTACCCCTTATGGGTTTAAAGGGATGTTACGAATTGGGATGTGTCGCGTTAGCCTATTCAATGTGGAGAAACTCCCGTAAGGGTGGCCTCTCATTATCTGGTCTAGCACACGCAAACGATGACGTATGCGGTCTAGGGATACTTGAATCTTTTGTTGAGGCATACACCTTTATCGGTGCCACTGTCAACAGACGAAAAACTGTTGTCTCAAACTCAACCGCAATCTTTTGCGGCCAAATGTACTGGAAGGGTAAGTTGGTAACCCCAATTCGCCTTGACGTATCTAAGTTTGTCAAGGGTGGAAAAGGTTTTGAAATCCTACCTGCAGCACGAGACTTTTTACAACTCGCCAGCCCCGTTTGGGGTCCTTACGCTAAACGCTTAGCTACTCAGTTGCTTAAAGAAGCAGCTGGTCAATCGGTAGGTTACAGTAATGTGACCTTCGAGCTACCTATTAAACTAGGGGGTTTCGCCACAGACCGTAAGGTCGGTGTTGGAATTCTTAAACTGCTTGAAAACCCGAGGGCTTTGAGACACGCTTTATATTGGTGTCCAACAGTTGAGGTCCGTTTAGATCCTACTACTTCAATGATTGGTTACGTTCGTTTAGGTAAGAACGCAATTTTACCAGATGGTAGAGAGATGCCTAGTGTTAACTTACCCAGTACTGCTAAGCAGACGTGGATAAAAAGGAAGATAGCCGTAGACGAAGGTTTACGAACCGGGAC